CGATGCAGTAGCTCTGGTTGCCGCTCGGAGTGATGGCATCCGTAATAGCTCCAATATCCATCGTGTACATCACTCGACTATTTACGACTTCAGCAATCTCGTCATCGACCTGTTGCTGAATTGCGTATTCATCGACCACAAGCTCGTCATTCTCTACCTTGAGTCCGGTTCCGTACTTCAGTTTGATGTCATCGTTACCGTCGATTTCCAGCGGATAGGTTGCTGTGTAGGAGCCACCACCACCACCGGCAGCGGCGTTCTGGATTGCGAACACGGAGAAGAATCCACCGACAAGCGAAACTCTGTCATCGGTGTCGCACTTAGCCTTAACCGTAAGCGTCGTGGTCGAGTTGACAACCGTCAAGAAGCTTACGTCAATGTCTTGGATAGTACCAACCGGTTCGGAGCAGTCAATCCACTTGTAAGCAGTCCATCCGTTGATGTCGAAGAAAACTTCGCACTTTTCTGGATTCGTTCCGTGCTTCGGCATAACCTTCGCCTTGGCACTCACGAAGTAAACACCCTTCTGAAGCGTCACGGTTCCGCTACTTTCGGTTATTGCGGTTCCTTCGTATTCACTCTTTGTGAGGACGAGACTTTGATAGCTGTCGGTTAGGTCTAGGGATGTTACCGAACCATTCATATACTCAAGAGACCCGAAGGAAAGTTCCGATGTAGTGATATGATGGTCTTGGTTTCCGTCACCATACTCGTCTATGAGAGCGAGTCTGATTTTATCGCTCTCTACAGTATAGGCACGGACTCCAGCTGGCCCTCTGGAATAGACACGCCAGATTACATAACTTGAACCACACGGCTGCTTGAGTTCGACAAATTCTTCGTCGGCGAGTGCGTCGGAAAGTTGCGTGTAATTCTCGTCACTCATAACTCCGGAGCCGTCGGGGTCAAACACGAAACTGACCCCACCACTCACGTCAAAGTTTAAATCCTTATCGGCGTCGAATGGGTCGTAACTACCGACATCAACACCTTTGAGCTTGAACTTGACACGTCCGAAGTTGAACGTATTTCCTTGAAGCGGGTCGTAGATTTGCTGTTGAGCTACACCGCCTTCAGTCTTGCGATTGATGACAAGTGTCTTGATGTCATCTTCGTGGATTCCTTGGCCGGGAGAAACGCTCCCGCCTCTGAAAGATTGCGATTGGGAAGTGGCCATCGTGTCCTCGCCGGTTAAAAAAAAATTGACAGTTATTTATCGGGGTCAAAGACGATACTGACAAACGCCTTAAAAACTGGGCACACCACTAAGGTCGTACCCAGCTGTACCACCACGAGGGTGTTTTTCGGTTAGTTAATCGGGAGGAAGATTGAAGCTCCGGAAACGCCCTGATACATACCGAAGCCCATCAGTGCGTCAACACGGAACAGGCCAAGGCTGGTGTACGGGTCTTCCCAGAACGTACCACGCCACGGAATGATACCCTTATCCTTGAACTCGGTCGGAACCGTGAAGGAGTCGGCGGTTGCCATCTTCTGAATACCCTTGACTGCGATGAGGAAGTCATCTTCGTGGTACATAACCATCGGGGCCAAGTAGGTCTTCTGGTCAGTGAGCACGTTGGTGATGTCGAAGGTGAGCTGGGTCGTGATGCTGACACCAGTGACCTGCAAGCGGTTCCAGTCCTGCTTTTCGTACCAGTCGTAGGCGGGGTCGATGAAGCCGTGGGAGTCCAGACCCTTCGTACCGGATGCGACGAGTTCATTGTAGGCGACAGAATCTGCGTTCTTGCGGGGGCCAGCGAGGAACAACGGCTGAGCCAAGTCCCAGTGACCGGTCACGCCTTCCCAACCAACACCCGGAGTCATCTGCCAAGTGTCGAAGTGCCACTTGAAGAACACTGCCTTCTGGATTCCGGTCGGCTTGCCAAGAGCATCGACGCACTGCACCGGATGGTTGTTGTGGTCGGCAGCGGGGGTGTTGTCGGTCAGGTAGACCGGCATCGGGAAGATTTCGCCTTCGCTCGTACCGGCGTAGCCGTCGATGGTTGCGAGTGCCATCGTGGTGATAGTGCCGTCGAGGTCAACAGTAATACCGCTTGCAAATTCGGTGGCGTTTTCCAAGTCCTGTGCGACGATACGCATAGTGTCAACGCCCTTGGTGAAGCGGTAGCCCATAAAGTCGCCGAGCTCGTTCTTGTAGAGGTCGGAACCTACACGGGGGTTAGCGCCGAAGTTGGCGTGCAGAGTCGGCACGACACGGTTCCAAGTCTGCGGATGGGCGAGACCGAAGATGTTGCCGCTGAGCTTGGAAGTCTGGACGTGGGCTTCTGCGTCGAAGCAGGCGATACGGTAGGCACGGTCGAGCGCGTCACCGGTCAGACCGGCGGGTGCGACATACGGCTGGGTGGAGCCGAGGATGCCACGATAGGCTTTCTTGTTCACTTCGTCCTGCAAGTTTGCGACACGCTTGCCCATAATGGCAGGCTTTTCGATTGCAAGGGTGAGTTCGCCTTCGGACGCTTCGGCAGCGATACCGATAGGAGAAACCTTCAGCGGGACAGCACCACGCTTCACGCCGAGAGTGCCACGGAGACCTGCGATGTCAAGAGAGTTCTCGAACACCTTGCCGGAGTCCATAATGGTTACGTTCACGGTGTCACCAGACATATTGGAAGCACCGAGTTCCTTTTCAATAGTGCGGTTGCCCTTGGAGAGGATGTCAGCACCCACGTTGAACTCAACGGAGAGGTTTGCCATCAACTGGGCATTAACGATATTAGACATTTGTCAGTTCCTTATTTGATGTTCCGCTTGTTCATAGCGTCTTGCAACATAAGTGCAAAGTTATTACTGGGCGGCATTGTGTTGGTGTCTCGACCGCTGTTCGGCACCGGTACATTTACTTGGGGAGTCCGATTGGGCGGAGTCGTCTGCGGTGCTCCGGACGGCGGAGTCTGCTGGGTATTCGGCGTTTGGGTTCCCGGTTGCTTCGGGGTTCCGTCTGCGTTGATTCTTCCGGCTGCATAATCCTCTCCGAACTTCTCAATCTCATTGTAGTACTTGTCGATAAGGCGGTATTTCTCGAAGGAGTTGAGAGCTTGCCACTGGTCTGCCGCAACCTTGTTCTTCGCAATCTTGTCCATCCAGCCCTTGAGCAAATGCTTGCCGTAGGGTTTGTCGATGTAGGAGCAAAGTTCAGGTTCGTTCTTGTTCAGCCAGTCGCCGAGCTTCTTTGAATCCTCGATGAACGTAGCAGCGTCTTCGGGGGAGAACAGTTCATAGGCTTCACGTTCCCACTCGGCCTGCGCTTCACGAATCTGGGCAATCTCAAGTTCCCGAAGCTGGTCGTCTTTGACCTTTACCATATTCGGGTCGTGATTCTGTCCATTCTCGTCGGCGTAAGCGTCACGTTCCTGCTGGAGTCTCTGTTTTTCCTGTTCGAACTGCTTGCGTCGTGCTTCCTTTGCCGCAATACGCTTCTGGGCTTGCCAGTGGTTGAACTTGCGACGCTCGTCATCGGCCTTGTCGTCGGTCGATGCGGAAGGCTTCCCCTTGTTATCTGCCACACCGGAGGGGGAGTTCTCCGTCTTGGGCGGTTGAGACCCTTCCCCTACCTTATCACCAGATACAACTGGTGTGGTCGGTTCGGAAGGCCCACTCGACCCCTTGCCGTCATCGCCACTTGACACGGTGGGAGTGGTGGGTCGGGAATCGGAACTGACGCTATTACTCGGCGTATTGCCGGATTCACGAGCTTGGGTGGCTGCGTCGAGAGCCTGGCCCATCTCGGTAAAAGAAATATCACCCATATCGGATGCTCCTCTGGTTGTACAGCTACGTGCTGTCGGTGGTACAACAACAATATAACAAAATTTTCAGAAAAGCGTACAACTTACCTACAAAAAAGTATAAAGCATAAACTATATCGTACCTGAATGAAAGTACATCACACCTGAATGAAAGTCTGAATACGTGTTTGCCATAACGCGAGTATCGAGACCCCTCCCCTCCCAAGTTCGCAACTGGAGCCCCATACTCGGCACAAATGTTCAACGCTTACATAATATACATGGGATAACACTCGAGTATATGCCCTGTTATATACTCCGTTTATATGGGAGTGTTTCAGTGCAGTGGGGTCAAACTTGCTATATTATTGTGTTACATCATTCCTATATTATTGTATCATATTATCATATTATCATATTGTCATATTATATAAATATTGAATGTTATATATTATACATTACTCCGATATTATCTATTTTAAGTTATTTGCAATAAAACAGAATATTACACCTATCATTACACATATATACATATTTATATAACTCCTTATAAAGTTACGGGGTTGAATTTTTCAGTTTAGTCATAATATAGTTTATTGCTTCCTAAATTCAAGGGTAAATAATGTTAAATAAATTTATCAAAATTTTACTTGACAAATAGCATAGTTTATATTATAGAAATTAAACTTTTTCATAGATTTAGTGCACAAATGTATCAAAAAATGCGTATAAGACTCTAAAATGATTTAACCCATACTAAAGTATAGATAAATCAAAAATAAGCTTAAAAGGGCCTTAAAACGCAAATAAACTATATAATGTATTTATGAGCACTGCAATTTAGTATATTTTCGATTGTAAGAAAAAAATATCAATTATTTTTGACTAAACCATTGACAACCCAAACTAAATTAGGTATATTATAGACATCAAGGGAACGGGAACGCAACCGAGATAAAAAAAATGGCAAGACCATTTTCGTAGATTGACATAAACGGCTTATATATAATAGTGTGTTCTTTTTTGGGCGTTGCGTTTATGTGCGGTCGTTCCCTAATCGGTGCCATATTATAATAGTGGTATCTATTAGGGAATAACCCTGTAAACAATTCAACAACTAACAAAAGGAGTCAATTATGACTACAATTAATAACACTATTGCAGAAATCACCACCGAAAGCGAAACCAAGCGTATTTGGGAGACCAAGCTCGCTGACATCGAAGCTTGGAAAATCGCAAGGCGCAATTTGGACAAGTGGCTCGACGAAAATGAAGCCGATACCTTCGGTAAGTTTTTCGAAAGCAAGGCGTCTAAATCCTCGCCATTTTCGCAGCAAAATGTAGCAATTTTGGCTCATACCTCCGCTGGTTACGTGGGTGACAAATGGAAAAAGGCAAAAGAGCAGGCCTTGAAGATTGCGCTCGATACCAAGGCGGAATATGACGAGCTCGCTGCTCTCGAGGCCTTCATTCAGGACATGTTGGCACCTAACTTGGCCGAGGAACGTGCGAAGGCGGAAGCCGAACGCATCGCTGCCGAGGCTGCTGCCAAGCTCCGTATCGAGAAGATTAGACAGGCGGTCGCTGACCGCCTTTCCATCTTCGAAGAGTACGGAATCCCGAAAAACGAAGCTACTCTCACCAAGGCTTATAAATCCATGGGAAGCGACGAGGACAAGCGAGCCGTTATCGGTACGCTTGCGGTCACTATCTTGGGCGATAAGGCCGAGGCTTTCGTCAAGGGACTTGGCGAGGAGCTGGAAGTAGTGGACATTCAGTAAATAGTAGTAAATAGCGGAGCGACCGCACTGCGGAGCGCCCGAAAAAGAACATAAAATAAAAACATTCAACGTCATACCGCAGTTATGCGGGAAGGAGTTAATATATGAGCGTTATGCGTGAGTTCGTCATGGCCCGCACTGACGACGGGGCGACTTTCGTGCTCCACTTGGGAGACCACGGGAGAGCTTTCGGATTTCCGTTGTTTAATGGAGTGCTCGGCAGTGCAGTCGTGGCATATAGCGATGACAACTTTGCCAGCGGCTTTGTTTGCCAGTGGCTCAACTCAGTAGACACACTTATCCAAGCGGAGTTTCACATTATAAATAAACTCAGCGTGGAGTTGGAGTGCCAGCGGAGCGTCGAAATAGCCAGTGCCAAGCTCTTTAAGAACATAGGTGGACTCCGCTTCGGTAACCGTCTAACATTTAACTTATATAAGCCAGTGATATGATAGACTATCCAAAACTTGTCCGAGTGATTCAGGCTCGGACTCAGTGTTCAAACAACGAGGCATGGTCAGCGATGGCCACTGCCTTTTTGACACTTGACCAGTCTCGCAGCGAGGGTGAGCGAGTGAGCTACTTGTTGAATGTTGGCTCGCTTAAAATTGCAGAAAGACTGCGGGACAAGTACTTAGATAAAGACACTGGTGTTCAACGCCTCGTAAGTCTGGAGCTTGTAAATGAAGTACCAGACCAGCGACCAGCGGACAACAGCGACTTCCTCAAAGTGTTCCCCGAAGGACTCGTGCGGGAGTTCGCCACTCGTCTGTCGGAGGGTTCAAGCAAGTTCACATCGGGGTCAGCGTCATACTGGCTCCGTAAGTTTCACAACATAAACACTCGTTCGAGTGTGAAGGAGTTATTAAATGACACGAGAGTATATGCCAAAAGGTTACAGTAACTGGTGGGAGTACAACACCAAGCGTCGTGAACGCAAAGAAAAACTCAAGGTTCTTGCATTTGTCAGTGTTATGTTCATCGCGTATTGCGTAGTGGGGTACTTGGATTATGCGGTATGAAACTGAATGTTCTATCAGCGCAGCGGTCGAAGTAATCCGCTCCGAGATTTGTGAAATTCGTGACTCCGGATTGAGCTGCACTGCCGATGTTATCAAAGGGGCGCTTGACGACATTACAAGTGCAGTTGATTGCGATAACGACGCCGACTCGCAAGACGAAGTTGCCGAGTTCTCCCCTCTCATACCGGAAACTATGAGTGCTGGCGATGCGGACAGTCTCAAGCAACTCATTCTCGATTGGAGAAAGGAGCGTGGATATGGAACCCCAAGTTAAGAAGAATCCAGTGGAGCGAATCTGCGATAGCATCGTGGAGTTGCTCACACAAGGTACTATTCCTTGGACTCAGCCTTGGGTTGTCAACAGTACTGGAATTGTAAGTCACGACCGTGGCAAGCCGTACTCACTCCGCAACCGTATGCTTCTGCAATACGGAGGGGAGTATGCCACAATCAAGCAGATAAATGCTGCGGGTGGACGAGTAAAGAAAGGCGAAAAGAGTCAAGTGGTTTACTTCGCAAAATGGTACGAGAAGCGTGACGACGACGGCGAACTCAAGGACAGATACTATTTCCTCAAAGCGTTCAACGTGTTCCGAGTTGGAAGCCAAACCGAAGGGGTCGAACCCAAGTACGCCCACTTGTGGGAAGGGGGAGGACTTCCGAAAGACGACGGCGAGATACTCCAGCACATCAACGACTACTGCGAACGCACCGGTGTCAAGTTACTTGCCGGTGGAAGTGAAGCGTTTTACAGCAGGACTGACGACACGATTCAAGTGCCAGGAGTTGACACCTTTATCAACCGCAGTCAGTACTGGCACACAGTCTTCCACGAGCTCGTTCATTCGTCTGGGAGTCCTGAAAGACTTGCCCGTGTCAAAGGAAAAGTTTTCGGCGACAGCAATTACGCCACGGAAGAACTCGTTGCTGATATTGGAGCGTGCCTCTGTCTCGGCCACTTGAATATCGACACTACGGAGTGTATCCCGAACACTGCTGCATACATCGCAAGCTGGAAGCGGAATATCAAAATGTTCGGTGGCGGTTTACTGAACAACTGCATAAGAGAAGCTGAACGTGCTATGCAATTCATATTCAACATCAACACTCAACAACAGGAGGCCGACAATGGCTGACAAATATACTGAAAAGGAAAACCACAATGCTGAACAGAACGCACAGCGCTCCAACCGCCCAGCAAATATGCTGGAGTGCATCGAGCGTGAGCGTCAGCAGTTCAAGACTGACCTGATGCAGGGTATTCGCGAAGCATTTGCGGAGTCGATCAAGCATCACTACGGCGACACCTCACTTGCGTTCCGCCACTTGCATCTGGTTACGACTAAGCGTTTCGCTCTCGATAGGGGATTACTTTTCAAGCTCGCAGCTGGCGTCATCGCCGAAGCAATCTACGACGAACTTACCGACAAACAGAAGGAAGACCTCCGCAAGGACACTGACTTCTAGTCTAATGGTGAGTCCACAAACAAGCCATCATCGTTCCCACCATAGGAGTGGTGGTGGCCTTTTGTGTATTCACACATCTAACAACTTATCAACAATTTAAAAGGAGTAATCTATGGCTAGTGTACTCGTGATTAAACCCTGCCCGTTCTGCAAGAAGGAATATCAGAAGATGTTTCCCGCAGACGGCTACCGCAGGTATATGGCAGGGGAGAACGTTCAAGACTGCTTCCCCGAAATGTCTGCCGATGACCGTGAGTTCCTCATTACAGGAATCTGTCCAACTTGCTGGGACATTTCCTTCGGAGATGAAGACTAATGGGTAGACGACCGCTCGTGCAGACAACATCGCAAACACTTCCAAATCGAGATGGAGGAACTTTACAATGGCAAAAATGCTGTGTAATTTTGGACTGAAGGCATACAAGCCTGGCTCCACAGGCCAGATGATAGTGAACACTTGCTCCGAGTATGGTTTCCGTGATTACGAGGACTACCAATGGTACTCCAAAGCAGAGGTTGATGAACTTATCTTCGCCCTCATCTCTGGTAGAATCAAGACTGTCCAGATGACAGGAGGGTTCGGAGTATGACCGTACTTGAACAGCGTTATATGGAAACAGTATGTCACTCCCTTCCAAGGATTACCGAAGCGCTGGAATCAATCGCCGAAGTACTCAAGAGAAGCGAAGTAACAGTCATCAACTCTAACAAGCCGAAGGAGGATTCCAATGTGTAGTGCAGTACTTGGGGCAATACTGCTGGTTGCTATGTTCATCTACTTCTACTAGTCAACCTGTTCAGTGTACTGTCCGAGCAGTGGAGTGCCGGACTTGCTATGCAGAAACTTGTGGCAGGTCTTGCACAGCAGCATAAACCGTGACTCGTCCAAGCACTTATAGTTCGTTCTGAACTTGTGGTGCACGTCGAGGTACATCGTTCGTGAGTAATGTTTGCCGCAGAACTCACAGGTCTGATTGCGGGAAGCGAGGATATACTTTCGGAAGACTTGCCACTGTGGAGTCTGACGGAACTCCTCGTGTTCCCGTCTTAGCTGCTCATAAAATTCAGTACGTTTCATATCACAATAGTAGCAATTTATGTAGCGAATCACTGCACAATTTTCTACTATTTACTGCATCAACCTAAAAGGAGTTTAATATGTTACGTCAAATACCTACTGCTAAACCAGAACAAGCACAGCCAGTCAAGCCTGAACAGCCGAGCTTTGTACCCGATTCCGACGCTCCGGTCAGGAAGCTGGTGCCGAACCGAGCTATGTTCTTCGACAACGACTTGAACGAGGCCGAACGTGAGGAACTCATAGACAGTCTCCTTGCCTCCGCGCGCGCAGCCCTGTCCGAGGACAAGGTAAGCGTCAACACGGTCGCACGACTGCTGTCTATCGAGCACAACAAGGCCCGTGCAGGTCTGGACTTGTCTCCCTCGCTCAAGGCGTTCTTGCAGATGCGTAAGGAATCCGGTTCGCTCGCGAAGGCCAAGCGGGCGATGGCGAAGCTGTCCGCGGAGGAACGAGCACTTCTCTTGCAGCAATTAACTGGTACTAATCAGTAAACTACTCACGCCGGAGTATTAGAAAAAATCATTCGTCATGATTCCGCTAACTATATTTTTTTACGCGCGAAAAAAAAAAATTTTTTTTATTCAGAAAATAAATAGAAAATATAGGGTTACGATATATTTGTTACGAACGATTTTTTTTTTTTCATTGTGTGGTTTATGGGCTGTTAAATTGACTACTATATAAACGGGACATAAAAATATATGGCAAACAATTCAACACTTACTGGAGTAAACTATGACTACAACTGCATCGAAGATGGAGTCGAATCCTTCGGAGAATGTACCTTCCCCGGCGAGTGCGACCATCACGAGTGTGATGAGTGTCCGTACTACCGAAGAACTCAACCGGAGTTTGACGCTGATGGAGCGCCACGCTTCTGACCTTGTGGCGAGCGACATCGTTCGTGAAGGTTACTTGGCGCACGGTCACCCGGCTTCGCTCGGGTTCCAGCACTTGAACACGATGGCGAGCAGCCGAATCAAGAAGCGCTTCCCGCTGTTCGACAAGAAGGAACCGCTGTTCAGGATTCTGTGGGCGAAGGGCAAGCTCATCGTAGGCGAAGAACTCGTGAAGAAGTACGAGGCTCGCAAGGCCGGAAAGACTTACGACTACACCAAGTCAATCAACAAGCGGTTCGACAAGATGTTCGCCGAAGTCGAGCAGTACCGTGAGCACCTCCGTGAAATCGCTTACAACGATATGAAGGATAAGGTGAATGGATAGGGCTGAACTCATAAACGAAGTTGACGATTTGTTCTATCGCCTCGATAATATAGTAAGGACTGCGCCCGATGCAATCCGAACCATCAAGCCCAAGTGGAAGGCTCTGGAACAGACCGCAATCAACACTGCCCGTGTGGAGAAGCTCCGCAAGCACTGGTGCGATGTGCCGCAGTCGGTGATGCACGAACTTACCACGCAGCAGTCAGCCCCCTTCGTGACCGTGATGCTCGGACTTGCCGAACGCAAGTACAAGGTGTCGCAGGTCTCGATGGTGAACTGGTGGAGGCGTATGGTTGCCACCGGTCAGGACAAAATTCTTACCTACTTCTCGTGGAAGCGTTTCGCCGAAACCTTCTTCGGGACAACAGTCGTGGCGAGCGACTTGCTCCGTGTCTGCACGGACAACCAGCTTTTCCTCGATAACATCGGTAAGGCACTGGCCGATGACAAGTGTGTGGACTTCAAGATTAGGGAACTGCTCGGCGGTATCTCTATGCAATCCGATGTCACTTCCGCTTGGAAGAAGTGGGCCCTCTCGAACCACCCAGACAAGGGCGGCGATGCAGAACACTTCTTGGAAGTCAAGCTCGTCTATGACGAATGGTGCGAAATTCAAAAACTCAATAATCAACAAGGAGCCTAATATGGCAAGTATTGCTGGTAACAAGAAACTCTCCATCCCCGCCTTCACTCGCAAGGACATCAAGGAACTCAGTAGCTGCATCAGGATTAGCCCGAACGCAGCGCTTGAGCTCTCCGCTTCCAACAAGCCTGTGCTCGTGTGGGACAACGAGGACGAAGACGGCAATCCCTTCCCCCCGACCTTCGGGTATGCTATGGGTATGAGTGTCACTCGTGAAACGGGAGACCTCGAAATCTATGTGTACTCTCCGGAATATGGAAACTGTCTCCCGTACAAGACGGGCGTGGAAGTGCCGGTCGGATTCCTCCCCGAAGTTTTCGCCAAGGTTGGGGGACGCTTCCGTGTCGGTAAGATTATCAGTATCGACCGCAGCATCGAACTGGCTCACATCCTCACTGCCGACGGCGACGAGTATGAAGTACCCCTGAGCAACATCGTGTTTGCTGACAACGTGAAGCTCGGTCTGGAAGTAACCCGTGCGGATGAAGCAAAGGAGTCTAACGCCAATGAAGTGTAAGAGCTGTGACATCGACTTCAAGGTAATCACGGACTCCGACTTCGGTGCTCGTTTCTGTCCGTTCTGTGGCAGTGCTGACATCGAGGTCGGGAAAGCTAACAAGGTACAACTCAAGGAAGAACCTATGGAAAGTAACAAGGTTGAAATCGGTATTGACGCTGCCAAGGAAGGAACTCGCGACATCACGGCGGTATACGACCTGAGGCTGGAACTCGACTGCTTCGACTTCGACAGGGAAGTTGTAAGAGACACGACCGAGGAGTTCGAATACCTCGACCAGAACTTCAAGACCGAAGTCAAGGACGCTCCCGAGCAGGGCACCGACAAGTGGCTGGAATGGCGCAAGCAGGGCATCACTGCGACGGAAGCAGGAATGATTATGTTCCCCGACTCGCACTCGTCTCCACTGACTGTCTACTCCAACAAGCTCGGTATCACTACCCCTGACCAGTCCGACCCTGACGGCTATATGGAGTGGGGACACAGAATCGAAGACTTGCTCGTGGCGAAGTTTATGGAGAACCACAAGTCCTTCAAGTATGTGACGCAAGGTCGTCTGTATCAGCGTGGCTGGGCTAAGTGTTCGCTCGATGCTCAGTGCTATGACGAGAGTGGTACTCCGGTCATCATCGAGTGCAAGACTGGTCAGAACGAAAACAAGTGGAACCCGATTCCCGACAAGTATTACTGCCAAGTCCAGTGGCAGATGTATGTCACTGGTATTCGCAAGGCATACTTCGCTGTGCTTATTCGTGGACATCAGTATTTCGAAAAGGTCGTGGAATTCAACCCTGCGTTCGTGAAGAAGATGCTTGATAAGTGCCGCATCGTCTGGGACTGCATCCAGATTAAGACGCCTCCCGCATCGCTCGGTATCAATGCTGCCGACAAGGAAGCTATCGCTGCGATGGCCGGACTCAGCGGACACACCGGCCCTGCCGAAAAGGTTGACGACGAAACAGTTGCGGAGTTCAAGAGGCTCAAGGAAGCCTACGAAAAGGCGGAAGAAGAGTTCACTGCCTTCAAGAACTCGCTCGGTTTCAAGATGGTCGATGCTTCCAAGCTCCTCCGTCAGGACGGTCGCACGTTCGCAACTTGGGTAGAACGCAAGGGCGCTGTGAGTATCGACAAGACGATGCTCCAGAACAAGTACCCCGAAATCTACAACGAGTGCTTGAAGACCGGTATGCCCACTCGGTACGTGAAATACACGGTCTAGCACTCCCAGATGGACTTCCCCACTCGGATTATTCACAATGTCCTCTTTCCATCAACAACACAACACCCGAGTGGGGACTACGGTACTTGATGTAGTGGTGCTTACCACCGTGCAGTCAGCAAGTGTTATCAATCGCTCGTCCGGTTGGACTATTTCTTTGTTTCACTGACGGCGGTGCGAAGGGCCGGTTCGACTCCGGCAGTACCGGTATGGAAGTATAGCCTAATTGTTAGGCAGCACGACTGCGAGTAGCGTCGCAGGAGCGTGTCCCGTCTCAACGCTACACTGGGGCGGCTTTGATGTAGGTTCGATTCCTGCTACTTCCACTACTTACGAATATAGGGTTCGCAAGTTCACATAAACACAAAACAAAACAAAAGGAGTTGCATTATGACAACAAAACAGAATCCCATCGCTCTCGCAAGGAAACTCGCTACCAAGGTTGGCAAGGACGCTGACTCGCTGTGCAAGACAGCCGCCGCCTTGTCCGCTTTCATCAGCGTTCCGACCGGCTTGCTCGGTGGCTACAAGATGATGAAGAAGCTCAAGAAGGAAGAACGCCTGCGTTCCGAACTTATCGAGGTTCTCCGTGAACGTGAAACTATTTTCAAGGAACTTTCCGAACAGAACGTAGTGGAAACCAAGTAATTTTTTCTACTATTGTAATGGAATCACACTGCCTAGAATCAACTAAAAGGAGTTATAAAATGGCAAAGAATCCAAATTCCCCTCTCGCAAACCGTACTGAATTTGTGAACTTCCCAGTGGACGAATACGTGTCCGCTTGTATCATCAGCTATCAGGTGGCTTCCCTGCCGCCCAGCAAGTTCAGCAAGTCGAAAGACCCCGTGCCTTCCGTTCGCTTCTTGCTTGCCGGTCGTGTGATGAACAACGAAGGCGAACTCGTGGTTGTCCGCAAGTGGACGAGCTGGATGACACTCTCCTACAATGAAAAGTCCAAGATGGCTCTTACGTTCAAGGACGTACCGAATCTCGAAGAACTTATCACTGACGACGGAGAAGGCGGAAAGCTCTGGAACACTCCGTTTAAGATTTTCTTGGAAGCTTCCAGCGATGGCAAGTACTCCAACATCACTCGCATTAAGCCCTCCGACGACAGTAGCGTGCTCGACATCTACTACACTGGGAAGTCGAAACTCCCGGATGGAACCGAGTCGTTTGCTCCGTACCGTCAGGTGAGTGCTTACGGTAAGTTGGTATTCCTTGAAATCGCAGTAAACAAGACGGAAGAAGGAATCAAGTCTTACACCGGCGAGGACTTGATTGAGAACCCGAAAGAAGTAAATGATGACTAACCCCTCCTGTTAAGTCGTTGAATGGCCCATCATCGAGTGTTCCTCGGTGGTGGGTTTTCTTTTACCCGAAGGAAAAACCAGTATGAAACTGTCAGGCAATTTCTCCCTAGAAGACTTGGTGCGAACCTTCCAAGGAAACTTCTCGTGCCAATCCGTAACCAAGAACGCCAAGGGCAAGTCACTTGGGGACGAAGAACGTATAACTTTGGAACTTTTCTTCCTCCGAGTTGACATTTACCCGAAGAAGAAACCGGCGCTTGTGGAGATTTACAGCGTTTCGGAAGCTCAAAACGGTGAAAAACTGCTATCACCCCTAGTGACACTTGAGGGAAAATAGTATATATTTGTAGTATGCTGGATAACAAGAACACGGAATTGCTGATTAAGATAGCGCAGAATCCCGATACTCCGCCCGCTACGAGAGTGTCGGCCTGCACGCTTATCTATCGCTTGTCCGCTATGCCAGCCAAAGAAGTCATTGCAATCTTGCAAGAAACCATTGACAGCTCCCGAACAAAGTCTGGGGTGCAAGTTAAGGCTATGGACTTGATAGACAAGATTAACAACACTACTGGACAAGAACCGGAACTGCGCTCCGAGGACGAGGAACTCGTCAAAACCAAACTTATGGAGAAATTTCTGGTATGCCCAAGTACAACTTGAAATGCGTCCTAGAGAAGTTTACCCCCAAACTAGCCTATCGACAACTCGACAATGCGGCACTGAACATCAGCCGTTCCCTCTCCGCTGGTAATCTCGGCGAGACTGACGACAACTACGCCGAATGGGCCTGCATCACTAACGACCCGCTTGTGGTCGTGAACCTAATCAGGACTTACATCACGACGCTTGTGAGTAAGCTGTCGTCAGCACCGTACCGACCGGAAGATGACGACCTCTACTCCCTCGGCCTCAAAGCAAGACTCGATTCTACGTTTGTAGACACTTACAACAACGTGCTCAACGACGGCTATGCCTATCTGGGAGTTGGATTCCAGAACGGACTCCCGGTCGTGAAGCCAATCGACGCTCGCTACATTCTGTTCAACGGAGAAGACCCGACACTCAAGGATGCGACCGATGTCGTGGTGTTCGAAATCGTACCTTTGTCACTCGACAAGGAAGACAACGGAAGCCTTCTCACGCCGAGCTTCCTCACGGCATACGTCCAGTATGACTCCAACTCCGAACGTGTCAAGGTTTCCCACTACCATAAGGCAAAGGACGGGAAGTATGCTGGCCAGTTCGTGATGGACTACTACGACAAGGACGCAGA